ATCTACGACCACCTCGACACCCCACTGGGAGACGAATGAACCATGCACATTATGATTGACCTTGAGACCATGGGCACGCGCCCGGACGCACCGATCATCGCCATAGGCGCTGTGTCGTTCGACGTTGACACAGATTGGGTGTGGAGAACGTTCTACGTCAATATCGACCTGCAAAGCGCAGTGTCAGCCGGGGCAAAAATCGACCCCAGCACGGTGATGTGGTGGATGAAGCAGAGCGACGAGGCTCGGGCGGCTCTTACCGCCAGCAAACCCGTGGGCATCACCACGGCACTTGACCAATTCGACGAGTGGGTCGCTGTGGTCAGCGGGGGAAAAGACGCCGTGGATTTGATGGTCGACGGGGTGTGGGGCAACGGTGTCAGCTTCGACAATACCCTTCTTTCAGAGACCTACAAGCGTCTCGGACGCACCCCGCCGTGGCCGTTCTGGAAGGATCGGTGCTACCGCACGGTCAAGAGCATGTTCCAAAACGTGCCGATGGAGCGCAGCGGGACACATCACAACGCCCTCGATGATGCTCGGACGCAGGCCCAGCATCTGATCGAAATCAGCAAGGCCCATGGGAACTTCCTCTGATGCGAATGTTTATGGACCTTGAGGTCTATCAGAACTACTTCCTTGCTCTGTTTATGACGGAGCAGGGGAAGGTTCGCCGCTTCGAGATTTTCGATGGCGATGATAGCACCTTCAACCGAGACGAAATATTGAAGCTGCTGACCAACGAGGACGTGGAAATTGTGACCTTCAATGGAAACAACTACGACGTTCCGATCATCACCTTCGCCCTCATCACGCCGGACACCGCGGAAATCAAAGCTGCGAGTGACCGAATCATTGTCGGTGGCATGCGCTCGTGGGAGTTTTATCAGGACGAGGGTCTGGCCCCGCCGAAGATGAACCACATCGACCTGATCGAGATCGCACCGGGGCAGGTCGGTCTGAAAATCTACGGTGGTCGTCTGGGCAGCAAGTGGCTCAAGGAGCTGCCGATCCACCACGATGCAGTGCTTACCAGCGAGGATGTTGCGCTGATCCGTCAGTACTGCCGGAACGATACTCTCGTGACGCAGATGCTCTACAACAGCCTGAGCGATGAGATCGAACTGCGTCGCAACATGAGCGACGAGTATAGAGTTGATTTGCGTTGCAAGTCTGACGCCCAGATCGCAGAGGCCGTGCTCAAATCAGAGTTCTCGCGCATGACGGGGGAGCTTCCAGAGAAGGTGAAGTCAACTGTCACAAGTTTTCTGTACGATCCACCGTCCTACATCACCTTCACCACCGAGCAGCTGCAGCACGTGCTGGAGGTCACTCGTACCGCCGAGATGGTTATCGACCCGGACAGCGGGCACGTGAAGATGCCGAAGACGATTGCCAACCTCAAGATCGAGATCGGCGACAGCCGCTACAAGCTGGGCATCGGCGGGCTCCACAGTCAGGAGTCTACCGTTGCGCATCGCAGCAACAAGGATGTGGTGCTGATCGACCGGGACGTGGAGAGCTACTACCCGCGCATGATGCTAAACATGAACATGGAGCCCGGTGGTTTCGGGAAGTTCTTCAACCCTGTCTATGAGGGCATTCTCCAAGAGCGTCTCGCCGCCAAGCACGCCAAGGACATGGTCAAGTCGAACTCACTCAAGATCGTTCTGAACGGGACGTTCGGCAAGACGTCCAACAAGTACAGCACGCTCTACTCTCCCGAGTTCATGATCCGCACGACGATCACAGGGCAGCTGACACTGCTCATGCTGATTGAGAGGCTGGAAGGTTTCGGAGTGCCCGTGGTGTCTGCGAACACCGACGGCATCGTCATCAAGTGCCCTCGGGACAAGCGTGAGGACGTGAACAACATCATCGCGCAGTGGGAGACCGAGACCGGGCTCAAGACCGAGGAGACTGTCTACCGGGCGCTCTACTCCCGCGACGTCAACAACTACATTGCCGTGAAGGAGAACGGCACCGCCAAGGCGAAGGGTGTCTATGCACCCGTGTCTCTGCGCAAGAACCCGCAGACGCCGATCTGTGCCGAGGCGGTGATCCTGTATCTGACGGAGCAGGTCCCCCTGTCGGTGACGATCAAAGACTGCCCCGACGTGTCCAAGTTTCTGACACTCAGAACAGTGAACGGCGGTGCCGAGAAGGACGGCGAGAAGATCGGTCGCGTGGTTCGCTGGTACTACGCCAAGGGTGAGAAGGGGGCGATCCACTACGTTTCAAACGGTAACATGGTGCCCCGCACCGAGGGGGCAAAACCCCTCATGTTGCTCCCAGACGAACTGCCGGACGACATCGACTACGACTGGTACCTCAGAGAGTGCGACGAAATCCTCATGTCAATCGGAGCGAAGCCCCGCCCGTTTGTTGAAAAACTTCCACGAAGGAATAGCAAAGAGTGGAAAGCTCTGCTAGATAATGGGAAGCTGAAAGAAACTGGAAAAGGGAAATGGGGATGGGCGGAGTGAGCAAAGCGGGGGCGTGGTCCTACAGCAAGATCAAGGCGTTTGATAACTGCCCCAAGCAGTTCTACCACGTCAACGTCCTCAAGCAGTTCCCGTTCAAGGACACACCCGCCACCCTTTACGGCAAGGAGTTTCACTCGGCCTGCGAGAACTACATCAAGGACGGAGTGGCCCTGCCACCGCAGTTCTCGTTCATGGAAGAGACCATGAAGAAGCTGGCTGACATGCCGGGACAGAAGCACTGCGAACTCAAGATGGGCCTGAACGCTGATCTGGAAGCCTGCGGCTACTTCGACAAGGCTGTGTGGTTCCGCGGCGTCGCCGACCTGATCGTGGTTAACGGGGATACCGCCCGCTACATCGACTACAAGACAGGCAAGAGTGCGAAGTACGCAGACACGGGACAGCTGCAGCTCATGGCTCTGGCCATCTTCAAGCACTTCCCGCAGGTCAAGAAGGTCAAGGGCGCGCTGCTGTTCACCATCGCCAATGACATCGTCAAGCAGGACTACAGCGTGAGCGACGAAGGTGTTCTGTGGAGACCGTGGATCGAGAAGTATGCGTCCCTCGAGAAAGCCTTCGAGAACGACGTGTGGAACCCGAAGCCGTCGGGGCTGTGCCGAAAGCATTGCCCTGTTACCGAATGCCCTCACAACGGTGGATGACATGAGCGACGAAGTGAGCATGGACGAGGCGGCGAACACCGCCCTGCTGTTGGAGCAGCATATCCAAGAGAAGCTGGCACGGGCGCTGGCAGAATTCATGTTCGGCGACACTATTGCCTCCAATAACTCCGTTCATAGCGCCGTCGCATCAGGTAACATGCGCTACACAGCCTCGGTGGTTCGAGAGCAGCTGATTTACCAGCTCGTGCACTCGACCGTGTTCAAGAACAACATGACCTATTTGGTGAAGGGTATCATCCGAGACGAGATGGTGGACCTACGGAGCATGGTGCGCGAAGAGCTCGCTCGTGGTATACTGAACAACACGTTCACCTCTAACCGGACCGTTTAGCCATGCCGTACACGAAGTCGCCTCGCCCCTATAAGCACGAGTACCAGAAACAGAAAGAGCGCGGTGAGCATGAACGCCGCATGGAGCGGCAGCGTGCCCGACGTGCCTTGGACAAGAAGGGCGTTGATCGCACGGGCAAGGACGTGAGCCACAAGAAGGCTCTGGCCAAAGGCGGGACCAACGCCGACGGCTACAAACTGGAGTCACCATCGAAGAACCGAAGCCGGAACGGTCATAAGCCCGGTGAAAAAAAGAGTTAGGCACAAGCCTAACACCTCGGAGAACAACATGCAGATCATCGACAATAAGGCGTTGCTTCTCAAGCTACGCAATCCAAAACAAGTCTCTACGATCATCCCAAAGAGCAAGGTGATCGGCGAGCACGAGGTCGTCGTCAACTGGGGTGTGCAAGAGGCACAGACCTTGCGCGGCCTGAACATCAAGGTGCCATCTCCCATCGAGGGCCGCTACAGCTGGACTGGCAAGTATGCGCCAATGGCGCACCAGAAGACGACGGCGTCGTTCCTGACCCTGAACCAGCGGGCCTTCTGCTTCAACGAGGCCGGGACAGGCAAGACAGCGTCGGCCATCTGGGCGGCGGACTTCCTGATGAAGCAGGGTATCATCAAACGTGCCTTGGTGGTCTGCCCGATCTCGATCATGGACAGCGCGTGGCGTGCGGACTTGTTCTCCTTTGCCATGCACCGGACCGTGGGTATCGCCTATGGCACCGCCAAACAGCGCAAGCAGATCATCGCTGGCAAGCCCGACTTCCTCATCATCAACTACGATGGTCTGGAGATCGTCAAAGAAGACATCGTCGCTGCGGGCTACGATCTGTTCATCATCGACGAGGCCAGCCACTACAAGAACTCGCAGAGCACGCGCTGGAAGGTGCTGAACTCGCTGGTCAAGCCTGAGAGCTGGCTCTGGATGATGACCGGTACGCCTGCAGCACAGGGGCCCGAGGACGCCTATGGCCTAGCCAAACTTGTCAACCCGACCGGGGTGCCGCGCTTCTTCGGGGCGTGGAAGGACATGGTGATGTACAAGGAGTCGCAGTTCCGCTGGAAGCCGAAGAAGACATCAACGGAGCTCGTGTATCGCGCGCTGCAGCCCGCTGTGCGCTTCACCAAGGAAGAGTGCCTCGACCTACCCGACATGGTCTACGTGAAGCGTGACGTGCCTCTGACGAAGCAGCAGGAGACGTTCTACAAGCGTCTCAAGAGCCAGATGGTCATGGAGGTGGCCGGAGAGCAGATTACGGCTGTGAACGCGGCTGTGATGATGGGCAAGCTGCTCCAGATTTCTGCAGGTGCGAGCTACACCGAATCCGGCGAGACAGTGCAGTTCGACATCAACAACCGCTACAAGGTGCTCAAGGAGACCATCGACGAGAGCACGCACAAGGTTCTGGTGTTCGTGCCGTTCAAGCACGTCATAGACATGCTGTCCGAGAAGCTGACCAAGGATGGCATCACCTGCGAAGTTATCAGGGGTGACGTCTCCGCCGGGGCGCGGACCGACATCTTCAAGCGGTTCCAGACCGACCCGAATCCTCGGGTGCTTGTAATCCAGCCGCAGGCTGCAGCGCACGGCGTGACGCTGACAGCGGCAAACACTGTGGTCTGGTGGGCACCGACATCCTCGCTCGAGACCTACGCACAGGCCAACGCTCGGGTGCATCGCAAGGGGCAGACCAACAAGTGCACCGTGGTGCAGCTGCAAGGTTCTGGCGTAGAACGTCGTGTCTACAAACTGCTTGACGAGAAGATTGACGTCCACACAAAGGTTGTCGATCTTTATAAAGAAATGCTTGACTAGTGCAAAGAATGTAACTAAATGTCATGTCTTGATAGTGCAGGAGAACCACTATGACTGAGGATACCGTGGGCAATACCGCCCTTACCCCCGAGGTGCTGACCAAGACCTACATCAAAATCCGCGACAAGCGGGCCGAGCTCAAAGCCGAGTTCGAGCAGAAGGACGAGGTTCTGGAGATGCAACTCAACACCATCAAGTCGGAACTGCTCGACTACTGCAAGACACAGGGTGTTGATAGCGTCCGCACCGCCGCCGGACTGTTCTACCGTGGTATCAAGACGCGCTACTGGACCAATGACTGGGACTCGATGAACCGCTTCATCTTGGAGCATGGCATCCCCGAGTTTTACGAGAAGCGCCTGAACCAGACCTCGGTGAAGCAGTTCCTCGAAGAAAACCCCGACGTGCTACCTCCCGGCCTGAACGTGGACAGCGAGTACGTCATCACCGTGAGGAAGAAGTAATGACCACTGAAACCGAAACCCCCTTCGTGACCATCGAGGTTGTCGCCAAGCGCTTCATCGTGTCTGTCGCAACCGTGCGCACGTGGGTCAAGACGGGTGCTATTCCGAAGCACACGTACCTCAAGATCGGAAACACCTACCGGTTCAATTTGCCGGAGGTTGAGACCGCACTAACCAGCGGGCACAAAGAGCCCGTGCAACTGGAG